GATCGTCGGGCTGATGTTGGGGCTAACATTCAGCAGCAACTGATGGATCGCAGCATTCAACAGCAGAACCAAGATTATTCTAATGCAGTCTCAGCTAACAACAACCTGGCATCGATTTACGGCAATGCATTCGGTATGCAGGGTCAAATTGGCGACCGCATGGCGGGTGCAGGTTCTGCACTACAGGCGCGTGAAGCTGCTGAGCTCCAAGACGAAAGAAACCGCTTTGAGCAGTTCCGTGATTATGAAATGGATCAGTATATCAAATACAATGCTGGCATCTTGAACAACGCACAGATGCAATCACCTCAGAACCCTGTCGTTAACACTATGGATCCGACCGCTGCGGCACTTGGTGGTGCTTTAGGAGCCTATGGCTTAGCCGGTGGTTTCAATCCGAAACCTGCCCCTGGAGCTGGAATGGCTTCATCCTACTACGGTCCAAGCTTCGGTAATTTATCACAGAACCAGCAAAACACGCTGACCACTCAAGGTGAGTTCGGTGGAATGAGCTGGTCTGATCCATTTGCAGGAGGTAACTAAGATGGCAATCCAATTCATCCCCATGCTTGGTAGCCTTGCAAAAGGCGTAGGCCTCTTCGGCGCGGGTACCGCAGGTCTCTACGGTGCCGCGCAAGGCATTGGAGCTCTTTCGAGAGGACCAGAACAACAATCCTCTAATGTCCCACCAGCTTTGCAGCCAGGTTTGGCACCTTCAATGCCTATGTTAACCGGCCCATCGTCAATGGCTCGCTACGGTGTGCCTATGGCCCCAGTGCCGCCGAAGCAAAACATCGGAACTAACGAGATGCTTGCACGAGCTGGCGGTGCGATTATGTCGAATGCCTCAAAGGGAGGCCCTGCTGCTTATGGTGCAGGTCTCGAAGCCTATGGCTCAATGATGGACCAAAACCGAGAGCTGGAGCGGCAAAGTGCTGTCGATCAGTACAACGCAGCCGCAGCTCAGCAATCGGCTTTATCTAAAATGCCGCAATCTGTCGCCCCTATGGATGCAGGATACACGACTGCAGCCTTGACAGCTCTTGAGAAGATTGAAACCTCTTATGACTACGCTGAAAGCACAATGAACCCGCTCGATGACGTAGCAGGGTTTTGGGGCACAGTGATGAAGCACTTTCCTGGTTCTAACGCTAGCGATGTAAAGTCTTCAATTCAGACTGTCGTTTCGTCAGTTGGTTTCGACCGATTGCAAGCCATGCGCGATGCTTCTCCTACTGGCGGCGCATTGGGTCAGGTATCTGAGCGTGAGCTAAGTCAGCTCAACGCCTCTATCGCTAACTTAGAGCAGTCTCAGGGTGGGCCACAGTTTAGAGACAATGTCAGGATCGTAAAAGCACAGCTTCAGCGTACAATCTACTTTATGAACCTGCGCGTTCAGCAGTACAACAACGAGATCAGGGGAATAGCTCCCTCGTCTAATGCGACCCCTAGTCAATTGTACGCCGCGTACAGCCAATCAATTGGTGGCGGCTCTGCACAACCGGTGCAGCCTCAACAAGCTGCCCCTGCAGCCACTCCGCAAGCAGCTCCTGCTGCCACTGCCCCAGCAGCTCCTGCAGCTCCTGGCATCACTAATATGGCACCAGCAGCTCCTGCAGCTCCCCAGCAGCAGCCTCCAACTCTGACGACTCAAGGCGGTGTCCAGTACCGCCCACTCCCCCAGACGAACTAATACTCTCATCACTCTAAGAGCGAGGTGCTTATAGATGGCAATCTATGAGATCAATGGTGCTCGTTATGAAATCGACGATACCAATCTGAATAGACAACAGCTCGACGCAGCTATTGAAGAGATCGCAGCCCAACCTCAAGACAGTGCCTTAGATTACAGTGTCGATCAGGCGCAGATGCTACTGGGTAAAGGTACAGAGGCCTTCGGTGAAGGGTTAACACAATTAGGCCTGAACAATGTTGGACCAGCGATACAGAACTTTGGATCGGGTGTAGTCGCTCAGCAGGAAGAAGACATTGCACGAGGCGGGTACCAGGCTCAATACACTGGATCACTCTTAGAACAAGATAGTATCGGCGATGCCGCTGGATGGCTCCTAGAAGGTATGCAAGCTAATGCTGCCTCTGGTGGATTTGCCTTGGCAGGAACCGCCGCCGCTGCCGTAGCTGGGCTTGTTAGCGCACCGGCAGCGATGCTTCTGGGAGGCGCAACCCTCGCTGGTTCCTTCTTAATGGGAACAGGCGAAAGCGCATTAGAACAAGAAGAAAAGACAGGAAACTACGACAGCTCTGTTGCCCTGGGCACAGGTGCCTTGATTGGCTTCTTAGATCGGTTCGGTGCCGGTCGCGTATTCGCGCCAAACAAGCTAGGCAAGATGTCGGTCAAGGAGCTGTATAAAGGTTTAGTCGCTAAGGGCTACACCGAGGCAGCTCAAGAGGTTGCAAAAGAAATCGGCAAGAAGGCCGTATCTGAGGGTGTAACCGAAGCAACACAAGAAGCTGCAATCATCGGCTCTGCCGCCAGCCAAGGTGGTCAGTACACAGCCGGTGAAGTAGGCAACCGCCTGGTCGATGCCGCTGCGCTGGGTACAGGCTTTGGTGGTACTGCCGCAACAGCTCAAACGACTGTGCAAGGTGCTGCTCAGGCGGCTGGCTTTGCTAAGTCTTCTACACAGCGTCAAGCTGATACACTTTCTAACGCCGCAGCGACTATGCTTGAGCGCGGCATGGATACCGGCGATCAGTCAATGATCGATAAGGCTAACGAAGCTGGCTTTGCAATTGAATCAGCAAAGAATGGTGACTTAGCTCCGCTGAAGAAGCTTGCTGTAGAAGAACAAGAAAACAACGACCCGTCTGAATTGGCGAAAGCAAGCTTTGCTCAGCGTCTGCAGGGCATCATTGATGATGAGTCAGCAAGTGACCAGCCGTTTAACGTCGAGAACATTGACGTAAATGACGCTCAAAGTGCTCGCGGTATTGTGGACGCGGCGCACAAGTCGATCGCCACAGGAATATCGGAGCTGAAAAGCATACTGATGAAGGGTGGCACTCTTGGCGACGGAACGACCTATGAGGGGCTAAGTCCTAAGAACGCTCAGACGTTTGATGAGTTCATGGAACGTGTCGAAGCTATGGTCGGTGTCAAACTGGCTCAGAATAAAGTCAAGAAGACCATTACTGAGAAGCAGGTTGGAAAGATCAAAGAGCTTGTCGGAGACACCCAAGAGGGTCAGCAGCTCGTTAACCTAATTCGCGAAAGCGTTGTCCTGACCGACTTACACAATCAGGGTTACCAGGGCGGTCTTAGTAAAATCACAGACAAGCTAAACCCATTTGCCCCAACCGGCTCCTACAACACTTCAGCACTCGTTCAAGCTTCAGTCCGTGCAGGTGTAACAGGTGCCGCTGCCGCAGGTACAGGCGGCATGAGTTTGGCAATCCAGCTTCCTATCGTCGGTTTCGGTCGTTTGTATGATGCCCTAGGTGGTGACCGCAGCACTGTGTCATCGTTTATCCGCGACAACAAAGATGGCGATGCTCTACCGGAACCAACGCCTCCTAGTATTGTTGCAGACCAAGCCGCAGCCCAGCAGCGCGATCAGGAATTAGCTGCGCTCTTTCAGCCAGTCCTCGACGAACAATCAGAAACGTCAGGAGGCGGCGAGGCGGCTGCTATATCTACGGCAAGTCAGAACCTGGGCGGTTACCCAGTAACTAGAGAACACTTTCAGCAAGCAATCGACAACCTGATGAAAAGGTTTCCTCAGGGTCGAAAAGATCTTCAGGCTGTTAAGGATAGAAAGGCTGGGGATTTTATTCCTAAGCCAATTCAATTTGCAATTACCCAGCAGATACAGGAAGACCTGCGTCCTTTGGTAACCGAAGCCTTTAAGCTGCAACAAGAAGCCAACAGGGCAACTGTTGATGCACAGCGTGACAAGCGCATTGAGCAAGGCAAAGCCGACAACCGCGCAGCGGTTAACGAGCTCATCGATCAGCTCAACGCTGACAACGTGATCAACAAAGGCCACAAGGCGCAGCTCCAAAGTGCTTTGTCAGGTACCTTCTTGCGTGATCTAGGCCGCAACCCAATGGCGACTATTGAGAACACCATCAAGGATCTGCAGGACAATGGTGTACCGCAAGAAGCGATCGACACCTACATCATGCCCTACGCCCAGCGCGTTGCAGGTCAGCAGGACGCTCAGCCGGTCGTTAAGAAAAGCCAAGCTCCAATAGATAAAGCTCTTGCTCCTACTTTTGATGGTAAGACACCGACTGTGGCAGGACAATCAACTGCTGGTACAGGTAACAAGCACCAGCTCGCGCCGCACCTGCGGATTGAGGTAGCTCCGCAGCGCGAAGGTAAGCCTCTGTTTACGCAGAAGACAAACAATAAGAATGCTGATGTTCAGATCGACGCTATCGACGAAGTCGTAGCTCGTCACCCCAACGCTACGTCATCACCTGAGGCTTGGGGGTATATGATGTCAGACGCTTTGGCTGATGGCGATGTACCGGCACCTCCTTACAAACTAATTAAAGATCTAAATGACGGAACATCCGCAGCATTGATTGGAAGCCTAACACCAGGTCAGATTGCTGACGCAGATCACGGCTTCGACAACGCTCGCTTCTTTCGCGAGATGTACACTTCTGGTCAGGTGCCAATCGAAGCTACTGGTAAGCTTTTCCTTTGGTCGTTCCTGTCTCGAGGCGTGAGCCCTTATGTACAAGAGGGAATGTTCTTAGACGCATACGATGGTATTTCAGAATGGATTGAAGCTGCTGCTGATGGTTCGCTTAGGCAAAGGCTTCCTGCGTTTGAGAAGTGGGCTAAGACAGCAGCACCAAAAGGCTCCGGCCAACCTGGTGCAGGAAGCACCCATAACTTAAATGCTTTCGGCAAGACGTTTTTAATTAAGATGTCTCAAGACGCTGGTCTGGGCGATGGACGCTCCCGCTTGCAAGTAATCCACGACATGATGTCGGATCCAAACACTACCGGCCAACAAGTGCGCCGCGAGTTCCTTCGCATGGGCGAAGGCGTTGGCATCGATAACAAGGTCGTGTCGTTTACCTTACTGGTAGCTGGCTATGATGACGTTATGGTTATCGACCGCGTTCAGCTCCGTAATATGTGGAACGATGGACGCTTTGAAGGCATCAACTTGTGGGACGGCTACAAAGTAGATGGTAAGCCGGTAACAGGATCTGAGCTTTCTAAGATTACCTATGGTGCACGAGGATTGCTTGTATATGAAGCTGCGGAGAAAGCTATCGCAGCTCGCATTGAAGACATCTATGCAGCAGCCGGTCGCCCTGGTGTTGGCAGCGTAGGCCGCTACCACTGGGAAACATGGGTTGCATCTTCACAACAAGAAGCCAGTCACGCGACAATCGATGCAATCTTAGAAGATCTTAAGGGAAGCCCCAAGCCTTTGCTGGGCGTGACCTCTAAAGAAGGTGAATACGGCGGTTATGCATATGGAGCCCAGTATGGGGTTGAAGATGGGGGTAGTTATTTCCTATATTCAGTACCAGGACGAGGGACTTATAAGTTCTCGGTAGATAACTTCGTTACCTTCCTTGATGAGATTAAAAAGCCCCGCAATGGTGTCGTACCGCGTTTGTTTAAGGTAACGGAAAGCGGCAATGCACCCTGGTTTACACGCGAAGGCGTTAGTATCGACGCACTAAATGAAGAGGCAACTAAATATGGCAGACGAATCGAAAACGAAGGTGATGAACGAGATGTTTCGGAGACTAGCACAGGTCAAGATGTACCCGATCGATCGTCAACCGATCAGCGCAATGCCGCCGGTATCCTCAGTGTCAAGCGTAAGCAAGCTCCATCAGAACAAACGCCCCAAGAAGCGCAAGCTTCAGGAGTAGTAATACCGACAGTACGTCAGGTTCAGTATGAGCACCCTCTCGGCGAAGCTTTGTTTGAGATTGGCAGGGAAGGCAGTCCATATGAAAACGGACTTACAAGCGCAGAAGACGCAGCACGTCTAGGCGAAGCCCTGGGCATCAGCTACAGGCTAGTTAAGACTGCTGCTGAAATGGAACGCTTTACCGAATCCAAACCAGGCTCTGGTACTTACGGCCAGCTCAGCATCGGTGTAGGTCGCCCAGCTCGCGGCGCGTCTTTTGCGGTTGGCTATCCTGTCGAGCGATCTAACTCGAGCATGGCTCCGACATCTCGGTCTGAAGCTATCGCCAACGCCGCGCATGAAGTAGGTCACGTCCTCGAAATGACGAACATGGATGCCTCACCAGGTAATCCCCGCGCTACTTCCGGCGGCGAGGGTTATGTCACAACAACCTTTGCTAACCCTCTTGTCCCTGGAACAGGTGCAGAGATCGTGAAGGGCTCGTTTACCTATGAACTGATGAGAGCTGTTACAGAAAGCGTAAACAGCGTCGATATCGGCGTAGATAAAGAGCGCGGCAAGATCATCCTGGCTGAGATCAAGCAGCTCCAAGACTTTGGAAGCGTAAACACGGTTGAAGGGCCTGAGATGGTCAGAGGCCCTGTCGGAGCTTCTGTAGAAGCCTTCGTCGATAACCAGCTCGCGCGTTGGGATGCATTTAAGGCAGCCAACCCTAACGAGACCATGGCAATGGATCGTCAAGGCTGGGCCGAAATGGCGAAAGCCGATGCCGAGCAGATGCGAGATGAATACTACAGGCTCCCAGACGAGTTTGCAGTCGATCCCATATGGGCATATCTCGTTGATCCGAAGGGTATGAAAGAGAACCTGCCGGAAACAGCTCGCTTCATCCGCGACACTCTTAATAACAGCAGCTTTAGCAATAAGGCTGTGAAGTTCTACTCCATGCCTCTGGCAAACCTTGTCGCTGTCGCCTTGGCAGTACTCGCAGCCAATGGCGGTGAGGAACCAGAAGAGCAGCTAGTGGTGCCAGGCGCGTTGTCGCCACAAGGGCAGGGGGCTCTTTCGATTATCTAAAGCAAAAGGAAACACCATGTCTAAAAAGGTTTTAGCTGTGCTGGCTAGCGGCTTAATGCTGTCTGCTTGCACTCATATTATCCCTAAAGAATGGCGAGCTCCTACTGTTGAAGAAAGAGGGCTGCAGTGGGCTAAAAGGCTCTGTACGCAATTTGGTCATACGCCTGGTCAGGTGCTTACCCAATGCATTGAGGATAGATACGACCAGTATCTACTCGACCACCAACGATGAGTAAAAAGAAGAAATACCCTCAGCGAGCTCCTAAAAAGAACTACTTTGCCGAGCTAGGCAAAACTGCTGAGGGCCGCGCTAAACGTGCGGAGTGGGCTAAAAAGCCTCGCAAGAACCCTGGCAGACCGGCCGGTGTCCCTCATGGTTACACCAAAGAGACCATTGAGCCGCTGCGAGCCAAAGCCAAACAAGAAGCAGAAAGGTTTGTACAGATCATGTCAGACAACGGCGAAGCCCCAGAAGATGATTTCGCTAAAGAAGCCCTCAAGACAGCGGTCGAAGTAATGCGCGTTCCTGGTGAAACCAGGGAGCGTCTTGCGGCGGCTAGGCTTGTCTTGGACTTCACTAAGCAGAAACCAGCATCAAAGTCCGATGTAACTATCGGCAAAGCAGAAGGCTTTTTAGAAGGCCTACTGGAGCAGGAAGAAGAGAGCACTACGGATGGACCAAAAGCTGCAGCAGATACGGAAGAAGCTATACACTAACTTCCCCTATTACGCTAACGCAGCTCTAAAGATTCGAACTAAGCAAGGTGACATCACCCCACTTAAGCTCAACCAAGCACAGGAGATACTCGACAAAGCAGTTCAAGCTCAGCTCGATACTGAAGGTAAGATCCGAGTAATCATTCTGAAGGCCCGACAGCAGGGTCTGTCCACCTACACGGGTGGCTACCTCTATTATTCAGTGTCGCAGCAGAAAGCACGAAAAGCGATGGTGGTTACACACCACGCTGATAGTACTCGGGCTCTGTTCGATATGACCAAGAGGTTTCATGAGCACTGCCCAGAGATACTTAAGCCCCATACTAAGTACTCAAGCAGAAGGGAATTGTCTTTTGATATACTTGACTCATCTTTCGTTGTTGCCACAGCGGGTGGCGACAGTGTCGGTCGCGGAGAGACACTTACACACGTTCACTGTTCAGAGCTTGCATTCTGGCCCAAGTCTAATGCTGAAGAGGTTTGGAACGGCTTGCTACAAGCGGTACCGAATGCTCCTGGCACTGCTGTATTCGTCGAGAGTACCGCGAATGGTGTAAGCGGCATCTACTACGATCTATGGCGAGGAGCTGTAGAAGGCAAGAACGGCTTTGTGCCGGTCTTCATACCTTGGTATGCGGATCCGACATATCGAGAGCCTGTGCCTGATAAGTTTGAGCGAACACCCGACGAGATGGAGCTCGCCGATCTGTATGATCTGGATGATGAGCAGTTAATGTTTCGTCGCCGTAAAGTAGCTCAGAACGGGCTCGACCTGTTTAAGCAGGAATACCCCAGCGAAGCTGAGGAAGCTTTCCTGACGACAGGTCGGCCCGTGTTTGACCTAGAGAAGCTGCAAAAGCACTTAAAAGAGACTAGGGATGTTGAAGAGCGTTTGGCCTTGGAAGGCGAAGACTTCGTCAAGCATATGCGAGGCGAGCTTACGACATATAGAAAGATAGACCCAGGCGAGCAGTACATTATAGGTGCGGATGTCGCCATGGGCGTGAGCCGAGGTGACTACTCAGTCGCCCAAGTCTTGGACAGTAAAAAGCGACAGGTCGCTACCTGGCGCGGCAGGGTTCACCCTGACTACTTTGCTGATGTTCTACGCGCCCTCGGTTACTTCTACAACGAGGCGAGGGTTATCGTTGAGAATAATGGTCACGGCATCCTAACGTGTACGCGCTTAGGTAAGGATTACGCTTACCCCAACTTCTACACGGAAGTGCAGGTCGATAAGATTACCGACAAAGAGACAATCAAGCTTGGCTTCTCAACTACCGCAAGAACCAAGCCGCTCATTATTGACCAGCTTAGAGCTTCTCTTAGAGAGGACGAGCTGGAGATAAACGACAAAACAACACTAAGAGAAATGCTTACTTACATCGTCACCGACAGTGGTTCGATGGAAGCGGAGCCAGGCTGCTTTGATGATTGTGTGATGTCACTGGCACTCGCCAATCACATACATGAAGGCGCATGGGATCCAATCGATTCAACCGATGATTACTACGAGGATATGGTCTAAATGGCAGACATCAAATCATACAGTGAAATGTCCGACGCAGAGATCACTAAGATCGTTGAGACTAACATCCGCCGAAGCGTGGGTTATTACGACAGCGAGATCTCAACGGAACGCCGCAGAGTAATCGAGTATTACAACGGCAAGCTTCCCAAAGCCCCTGAGGGAAAAAGCAAGTATGTGTCTATGGACGTATACGACAGTGTCGAGGGTCTAAAGGCTAGCTTGCTAGAGACGTTTGCTGCTGGTAACCGCATTGTGAAGTTTGCGCCGCAAGGCCCAGAAGATGTGGCTAAGGCAGAAGTATGCAGTGCCTACACAGACTATGTCTGCTTCCGGCAGAATGATTTGTACTCTGTCATGAGCTCAGTAATCCACGATGGTCTCACCGCCCGAGCTGGTGTTGCCAAGGTTTACTTTGAGACCAGTGAAGAACAAGAAGAGCAAGAGTTCAGCAACCTTACACAAGACGAGCTGGACATGCTTTTGGCTGACGATGGTGTCGAGCTTGGAGACAGCGAGACGGACGACTTTGGTCTGATGACTGGTAACGTATATGTTACCCGTGACACCAGTCAGGTTAAGATCGAAAACATCGCGCCGGAAGAGTTTCTAATCGAGCCTCAAGCTCGTGCGTTACACCCTGACTTCATTAACTTCTGTGCCCACCGCACTCGCAAGACACTCAGTGAGCTGCGTGACATGGGTTATGACGAAGACAAAATCAGCAAGCTTAGCGATGCCGATGGTGTCGAGATGGAAACAGATCCTGAAATCCTAGCTCGCCACGAAGGCACCGGCTCCGACCGAGGGTTTAGTGCCGAAGGGTACCAAGACCAAGTACGTCAAGTGATGTGCTATGAAGCGTACATCCAGCTAGACAAAGAAGGCACCGGAACAGCTAGTCTTTATCGTGCCTTCATGGCGGGTACTACGCTGCTCGATTGTGAGCTCGCAGACCGCATTCCGTTTATCGCTTTTGTACCAATCCCGATCCCTCACGCCTTCTTCGGTAGCAACTTCGCCGAGAAGCTTGTCGCCACGCAGAATGCTCGCACGGTACTTACGCGCTCTATCTTGGACCACGCTGCGATTACCAACGCGCCTCGCTACATGGTGACAAAGGGTGGTTTGACCAACCCGCGTGAATTGATCGACAACCGTGTAGGCGGCTTAGTCAACGTAACGCGCCCTGACGCAATCCAGCCGATGCCGCAAGCGCCTCTGAACCCGTTCATCTTCCAGACTATTAAGATGCTGGACGAAGACAAAGAAGACACCTCAGGTGTGTCACGTTTGAGCCAAGGCACGAACAAAGATGCTGTAAGTAAACAAAACAGCAGTGCGATGATCGAGCAGTTGGCCTCAATGAGCCAGACCCGTCAGAAGATTATTGCTCGCAACTTTGCCAACCAGTTTATCAAGCCGCTCTTCCACGAGGTGTATCGCCTTTGCGTCGAGAACGAGGACTACGAGAAGATTATTCAAGTAGCCGGAGACTTCATAGCGGTAACACCAGGCGACTGGGAGCAAAAGCGCGATGTTATGGTTGAGCTGAAGCTCGGCTACGGAGAAGCAGACAAAGAAGCTCAGAAGCTTGCAAACCTGCACGTTACTCTCAGCCAAGACCCAACACTTTCACAGTTATATAAGCCTGAGAACGCTTACGCGCTCATGCGTGATGCAATGCGTCACCAAGGCATCCTGAATGTCGAGGAGTACTTAACGCCTCCCGATCAGATACCACCTCCGCAGCCTGATCCTAACGCGGATATGCAAATGCAGATGGTGGCTAAACAGCTCGAGATCCAAGATCGTCAAGTTTCGATCAGTGAGCAGAAGGCAGCTTTAGAAGCCCAAATCTCCCAAGCCAAATTGGAGCTCGACAGAATGAAAGCACAGAACGAACTGGCAATCCGATCGGATAGTCAGGACCTCAAAGAGGAACAGTTCTTGCACAAACAGCGGATAGACCAAGCCGAGCTCCAGCTCGCCCGTCTGAAGCAAAACTAAGGAAAGCAAATGAGCACTACTAACCAAGAAGAGCAAATGATCCATCTCGGCGACCTCGCTGAGCAGTTAATACAAAGCGAGGCATTCTCCGAAACGATCAACTCATTAGTGGACGCTACGTTCCAAGCATTCGTCAACACTGCACCCGAGCAGGACGATGAACGCCAACGTGCGTACACGCATTACCGTGCAATCGTCGATATCACTAATACGCTGCGCCAGCGCGTAAGCATTCGTGATGAAATCAACGCAAAGCATGACGGTGACAACAACCAAACTGAAGAGGAAAGCTGAGACCATGGCAAACAACGTCCCAGATAATACTCAAACAAATATCCCGCTGTCTGTCGATGACGCGGCGGATGCACTCTTGGCTCGCTGGACTGACGCTGATGAAAATCAGCCATCAGAAAGCGATGTTCCAGAGGCAGCAGATACGGAACCCACCCCCGAGACTAATGGTTCCGATCTGGTCGATGAGCAAGATACCGAAGTCGAACTAGACGACGATCAAGATCTTGAAGGCCCTGAAGAAGAGGAGCTCGACGAAGACGAATACGAAGATGAAGATGATCAAGAAGAAGAAGAGACAGAGGAAGAGGCCGAAGAAGCCCGTAAACTGTCCAATGATGATCTCGTCTCAGTAACCGTTGACGGAGAGACCCATCAGGTACCTGCTAAGAAGCTTGCGCGTCTTTATGGACAAGAGGCCTCGCTCACCCGAAAGTCTCAAGAACTAGCTACCCAGCGTAAAGCTGCAGAAGAGGCAGTGGGTAAAACCA